CGCTGCGGGTCGCCACCATCAGGGCGGTGGTCAGCGGGCGCAGCTGCACACGGACGCCGGTTGCTAGGTCATGCCAGCGTGGCGCGTTCGTCAGGTCGAGCGTGAGCATCAGTACGTCTCCACATCGTTCACGAGGGTTGCGGTGCACATGCCGTTAGCGACGCTGTCACGCGCCGCCTGCCAGTCGAACGCCGCCTGCACCCCCTGCGGCCCGGAAATCTCGATCCGGGGACGCGGCAGGTAGACGGCGTGCACGGTGAAGGTAAAGCTCTCGCCAGACGGCAGCACATAGGCGAACTCCAACTCGCAGGGATCGCCGTTGATCGCCTGCGTCACCAGCGTCTGGTCGGCGAAGCGCACCTCGATCCGGCCGGTCAGCGCGGCGATGGACGGGTCGGCGCCGTCGATGCGGCCGTCCGAGCGGATGGTCTCGATCCGGTCGAGGTTGTTGGCGTAGGTGATCTCGGCCGAGACCACGTTGCCGAGTGCCGAGCCGTCGCGCGTGATCGCCCCGTTGAAATGCCCGAAGCGCTTCAGCTCCAGCGCGGCAGGCGTCCCCGCACTCGTCGTCGTGCCGACCGTCTCGCCCTGTGCCACCAGCCGCGCCGTGGCCGTCAGCAGCCCCGAGCGCTGCATCTGCCAGGTGATCTGGTCGAGCACGCAGCCGGAATACATCGCATAGCGCGGCACCTCGGGCATGCCGGTCTCGATCGACATGCTGGGCAGCGTCCACGACCCCGACTGGAACTCGTGGCTGTACGGGGCTTCCGCGCCGGTGGTCGTGGGTGTCCCGAAGGCCGCCTTCAGCCAGAAGCCGAAGGCCTCGGCGTCGAGCGGCACGACGACATCGCCGTCCGCCGTCACCGCATCCTTTATCGGCGCCAGCGGATCGCGGCCGTAGCCCAGCAACTCCGAGTTCAGCAGCGGCTGCTCGGCGCCCAGCGAGGTGCTGGCGAAGGGCATGCGGGTGAAGCCGCTGGCGGGCGGCGTTCCATAGGTTGTCTCGAACGCAAGCGCCATCAGCGCCCGCGCCCCCTGGGCTCGTGCCATGGTGATCTCCTCGGGTTGTCGGGTCAGGCCAACGGGTCGGCCGTGGAATAGTGCAGCACGACCGGGATAACGGCCGCCTTCATGCTCGCCGCGCCCTCAACCGGCAAATCGACCGGCCGTGGCGCTTCGGCTTCGACCCAGTCGCAGAGCCCACCAAGCGTGCGGTCGGCGGCGAGCGCCGTGCCGATGCTGACGCAGAGGGTGTCGAAGGCAGCGTCACGGTCAGCAACCTGCACGACCGCCTCGATTTCGGCCCGGTGCTGGTAGTGGTAGGCGAGCGGCGAGAGCGTCACCTCGGGCTCCCCCGGCTCGCCGTCACGAAGGATCAGCAGGCCCTCGGCCGGTACACGCTCGGGCAGCATGTCGCCGCGGAGGGCGGTGGCGGGCAGCGCCGAAAGCCGCGCGTGCAGCGCGGCGAGGATGGTTTCGCGGGGTGTGGGCATTGAAGCGGGCCTTGTCGGGTTTCCAGTTAATACGGCAACGGAAGCATCGAACGGTCGGAAAAATACTCGTTAACCAATTGCTGGTAACTTGCATCCCGCGGTTCGTCGGGAGGTTCCATGCAGCACAACCTACGGGAATTTCTCCGCCACGGCGGCAGCGGTCAGTACGTATTGGCACGGCGGAACGGGGCCATGTACGGTTACCGTGCGGGCATTTCGATCAAGTCCACGTTCCCCGGATATGCCAAACTGCGGGCCGATTTCACCGACCAGCTTGACCGCGTGATCGCTGAAAACACCCGGATGCTGTTGAATGCGCTGACGCCCCCGGACACCGTGCCAAGGGTGTCCGAAGACGACCTTCGCGACGTTTCGGACGCGAAGGAGGAAGCGCTGCGCCAGTGGGATGCGCGTCTGGCGGCCATCTATGATGAGTATCAGACCCACCCCCAGCGCATGCGTCCGTTGCGGGCAGCGATGGAAGAACGCCTCCTTCGGGCCTTCGCGGGCCTGATCAACCAGCTTCGGCAGCAGGACTTGGGGATCGAGCGGTACATCTGGCGCTCCCAGGACGACGCGAAAGTGCGCGACAGCCACGCAGAGCACGACGATCAGGTGTTTCGTTGGGACGAGCCTCCCGCGGGCGGCCATCCGGGCCAGGCGCACAACTGTCGGTGCTATGCAGAGCCAGTCAGCCCCGATGTACCGGATGACGTCACGCTAATTGATTATGTCCCCACTGACGGGGGCTATCCGCTCCAAGACCTCTCCGAGCACGAGGCCGCGGGCGGGCACACCATCGCATTGCATGTCGGGAAGAGCGAAGAATACCTGCTGCGAGCGGTTAGAACTGATCAGGTTCGCGGTCCATTCGTCAGTCAGTTCCGCCGGCGCCACGGCTCTTTCCCCTCCCTTCAAGCCGCGCAGAGGCTTACCAACTCCAACCTTTCGCGAAACGCAGCTGTTGTTAACGCCGTGGCGACGGGTCAGAGAAGAAGGGCTTTCATAACAAGCATATTCCCAACAGAAACAGGCGTCGAAGCCTATCGCATTGGACCCAGTGCGTCGGCAACCGTGATTGTCAGGCCTACATTTGGAATAGGTACAGCCATCGAATACGCACCCGACATGCCGAACGGCTTCATCATCATCACCTCTTATCCAAGGAACGACTGACGTGAAACCTCCTCAGGCCTTTTATGATTTCACGTTGCAGCTGCATCAGGATTTGGATCTTGTGTATCCTGGCTGGTCGTCGGAAGCATCAGACGCTCGTCGAGAATTATACGAAGACTTCCGGCAGGGGTTCGGGAATCGAGCTGTGGAAGAACTCTCTGCTTATTTTGGACGGCTGCTCAATGACGAAGACGCCGACCTCGAGGCCGTCTGGACAAACGAGTCGAGGGCAGACTGGTTGTTTGACGGTAAGGGGGTTCGTCGGCTTCTTGAGGACTTCAGGGCTTGGGCCTCAGCCTCCTGAAATTAGACCCTCCCCTCCACCCAGTTCGCCACGATCAGCCCCGGCACGCTGTCATGCGCGCGCTCAGCGTCGCGGTCCAGATCGAGCCGCTTCGGCAGCTTGACCTGCGGGACGAGCAGGAAGATCGGGGCAGTGACCTGGTTACGGCCGGTCTTCGCGCGCGAGGCCACCGCCTGGCCGCGTTTGTTGATGCGGGCCCGGTCGGCGACCAGCAGGCTCGGCCCTCTCCGGCGATAGACGAAGCGCAGGCGCAGGCCGCGCCGTCGCTCCCATTCGCTAGGGGTGAGCTTGGCGCCGCGCAGGCCGCGGCCGGCAGCCTCGGTCGGGATCGCCAGCCAGAAGCCGTCCTTCGAGCGGATCAGCGGACCGGTGTCGTGGGCGCCGACGATGACCGGGGCCTTGGACCAGACCAGCGCCGCGGCGTTCAGGCTCTCGCCGGCCTTCGGGTAGGTCTGGCTCCGGATCGAGTTCGCGAGCCGCCGGCCGAGCCCTGCGCCGGTGATCTGGCCGCGCCAGGCGGTCTTGAGCCCGGTTCCGGCCTCGCGCATGGCGGCGGTGACGGCCTTCTCGCCCGCCTTCACCTCGGCGGCCATGGCGGCGACGAGGTCCGGCGTGATGTCGAGCTTCAGCTTCATCGCGGTCAGGCCGGTCGCAGGTCCACGGTCCAGACGAGCCTCTCGCGGTCGCGGACGGGCTCGCCCTGGACGAGGAAGGCTTCGCCATCGATCTCGATGCGTTCGCCCGGGCGCGGCATTGGCACTTCGGCCACGCTCAGATCCACGCGGGTGCACGCCGCGGGCGCCAAAGAGGTTGGCGCCCGACAGGATCGCGGGCTTGTAGGGGATGTTCTCGAGCGCGCGGGTGAGCTCGACGATGGTGAAGGCATCGCCTTCGAAGATGTCCATGGTGGCCATGTTGATGCCTCAGGGTCAGGGGTTTTGGGGGTGCGCGGTCAGCGGACGAGGATGCCCGCAGCGACGAGTGCTGCGTGGGCCGCGGCGATCTCGGGATCGCTCGGCGTGCCCGCGAAGACGAGATCATGCCGGTTGACGATGGCGGGGCCGCGGACCACTGCGACGGCCGGGGCGTCGCCGCCGCTCGCATCCGCCTTGCCCCAGAGCACGGCGACCGCGGTCTCTGTCCCGTCGGTGGCATTCGGATCGTGCGCGGCGTATTTGCCCGAGGCGGTGATCTGGCCCAGCACGGTGCCGGGGGAGAGCGTTCCGGAGGCGACGGTGATCGTCTCGCGGGTGTAGTCGCGATGGGCTTCCCAGACGAGGAAGCCGC